TCCGTCCGTGATAATTGCCGCCTTATTGTTTATTGCCGTTGCAGAATAAAGCGGCTGATACGCCGCCGTCACTTGCGTAGCATTGCGCCCGTTTCCTGATTTGTCCGCCCACTGACTTACCGTGCTGCCGTTGAGCGTAATCGTGCTTGCGTCCGCAGCGTCAAGCCATACATAAGACGTGAGATTGGCTGGGGTCCAGCGTGATAATGAGAAAAATCTTCGCCTATCACGTTGGCGCGTCAGAGGCCACATTTAATAACCCTCTCCGGCCATGATATGCATAGATCCGGTCCCTGATGCAGTTATGTACGAGATAATTTGGTCATCGTCTGATTTGCTCAGCACAATTTGTGTTGATGGCAAAACAGGATAGTCGGCCGTTGTCGCATCTGCGCTAGCAGCACCAATCCTTACATATGCCACCACAGACGATGATAGGTTTGTGAGGACAATAGACTTGGTTTTGTTTGCCAAAGTTGTAGATGCCGATACAGTCCCCGGGGATACTGTTACGCCAGATCCATAGTTCGGCGCAAATGGTGCTTGCATTGTCATGATTGCCTCTTAACCGACGCGGTACCAGACTTTTGCAAGCCCATCGAACCGCAATCTAAAAAACCCATTGGTTGATAACGAAGTCGGAGCGCCAGTGACAGTCGCGCCGTTGCCGTTGATCGTGAGACTTGAAACGGCCTGGGTGCAGTTGATTAAAACCTCTTGCTTGTCGACGCAGTTAGCCAGCAGCGGTAACACCAACGTGCCAGCAGCAAACGCCCCAGTTGGCAACAGAATCAACCAAACGCTATCCGAGCCGTTTAGGATCGACACCGTGAACCCGGTTGACGACGGAGCCGCGTATTGCGTGATTTTGTCATCAGTGACAGACGCATTTGATAAGACAAAGTCACGTAGGTTTGTCGCTGATACTTTTCTAGCATCACCGTTTGCGCTTACATAAACCGGGAAAAGGTCTCCCCCAGATAAATCGTCAACGGTCGATAACTGGTTGATTGTAGGCATATTAGCCCCCTAGTTAAACTCAATTGTGCCGTCTGACCCGGCATCAATAGCCGGAGGCTGAGGGTACAGAAACGCATTGTCTCTGCGCCACGGTTTGGTTCCGGCTCCAGATGGCATTGTGTTTGGCAAAGACATATTAATAGGATGGGCGGCGCGACTTAAAAGTACGTTATAAGCCTGTTTTGCTACAACCTTAGTCTCTGGTTGGACAGTCTTTCCAAGAGCCGGAGCAAGACGCACAGCCAAATTAGCAATAATTGCCTCGTTCGCCGAGTCCGGGACGGTTGACTCTGCATCAATATCGCTGTTCTCAGGGCTTCCTGGGATCGGATAAGACAATCTAATCCCCATCCCGTTCCATTCTGCCATCATCGTGTCAAGACGGCGTAAAGCGCTTTCTAACTGCTCTGGAGACAAGTCAAAAACGTAGGATGCAAGCCCCAACTCCTCAAACGCTGCGGTCACAAATTGACGCTTGCTGTATCCCATTATTCCCCCAGTGCCTCAGCGATCATTAGACAAAGCTTGCGATCTGATGTGCGCCCGTCGAATTTTAACCCTAACTCTGTTGCTTTGGATTCTAATTCTGCGCGGGTAGGAGGCGCCTCGTCCTCCAGAACACTAACAGGCTCATCTACTACAACGGTCTTTTGTTTTGGCGCCAGCGCCTGTAATACGTCATCAGCCCAACCCACATCTAATGCACTCTTGCGCTCGTCGTCGTTGTGTACCAACAAGGTATCAAACTTGCTGCCATCCTGGCGGGCTTTGTCTGCTTTTCGGTATACAAACGCGGGATATTCCATTTTTATTTAGCCTTTTTGGGCGCTTTGCTCGGCTTGCCTGCTTTCATGGCAGCGGTTCGCGCCGTTGATAATGCAATAGCAATTGCTTGTTTTTGCGGTTTGCCGGCCTTAATCTCTTTAGAGATATTGGTCGAAATGCTCTTTTTCGAGTAACCGCTTTTTGAGCGGCATAACGTACACCTCAAAAAAACCCGAGAGAGTCGAAACTCCCTCGGGCTAAGCACATTAACCGATCCGATACGTCACAAACGTATTGGCGGCGGTCTTACGGGTGCGGAAGTTGCCAGAACTAGACAATGCCACGGTTGCAGAGCCTACGATCGTGTGGTTGGTTCCGACTGCGATCGTAAATGCGTTAGTCGCGCCAGTATTGATAACCACCCAATCAAACCCTTCGTCAATCGCGAAGTCCGACGCAGCATCAAGCAACGCGCCGGTTGGGAGCGTGCCAGTAACTGCGGCCGCAGTGGTTGACGTGATGATGCCAGCAAGCAAGTTTGCGGCAGTCAGTGTGCCTGTGACATTAACCGCCACTGGCGTGACCTGCAACGTTGCCTCACGGCGGTCTTGCTTGACCACCGGAGCACTGCCGACTTCGTACTGCACTTCGACGCCACCTTGGGCCTCAATGATGATCTGAGCGCCACTAGCGTATGGGCCGAAAACAGCCTGGGAGTTGTTGACGGTTCCGACCGCTGCAATTTTGTCGGGGTAGTTAGGGAAACCGACCAGACGCGACACGGCTGCATAGCCTTGGCTATAAACGGCGATCGATTCTCCGGCCGGGATGGTGACCTGTACGGTCCCGTTAGCAGATAACAACATGATATCTAATCCTTTTTATCAGGGCTGGCCGAACATAATGATGCCGGACATTTCGGGCTGTTTATTGACAACACCAAACAGAGTATCAACCCGGAATTTAGTTTTCATCGTGTTGATGTCGTAAAACTTAGTCATAACCAACTCAATACCCTGATCCGTAGATCCGCGCATCACAGCAACGCCAGCATTATCGGGCACAGCATAACGACCGGGGAGGATTTCGATCGCGTCTTTTTGCCAAAACGGATTCATGGCAGCCGTTGCCGTGTTCAGAAACACCAAAGCAGCGTTCGAGGCCGTCGCCGTAAATACCACATTTTGATACTGAGCCTCGGCATCCGTGCCACCCTGGTTGCTGATAATCGGGGGAGAAATAACCAAGGTCGTAGCAGACGGGACCGAGATAACGCGGAAGGTCTTCAGTTGGCCCGTGCTGCCCTTGGTGATGTGATGCACAGCCTCGCAGTTAGCAATTGTGAAAGCATCGCCAGCAGCGACGCTGGTCGTGCTCGAAACCGTGATGGTCTGAAAACGGTTATCGACGTTGCCAGACTCCCCGGTAACGCTGACAGTCGTTGCTTTAGGAACCAAGTAGTTGCCAGCAGCGGTAAGCGTAGACATCGTGATGCCAGCGCCCCCGGCGGCTGCCGTTTTACGCACAGCGTAATCAAGCTTGTAGGTCTCAAAAGACGCCACGGGGCCGACATACGCGGCACGCAGAGCGCGGTCGGAAATATCGTTCCCGAACAACCGGGTGCTCACGGCAAGGTTGGAGGCCATGCCGTTATAGTCGCGAGTAGACAAAGCCAGATAGCGGTCGTTAGCCGGCACGCCCTGCTCGTTGAAAATTGCCTCGCACTGCGCAACATCATCAAAACCAGACGCGGCAGCGGTGCGCTTAACAACCAACGTACCTTGTTGAGCTGCGACGTTCATCACAGCCTCGTTGATATCGCTTGCCAATGTTTGTTTAGCAGAGCTACCGAGACGGCCTTCCTGGAGCGCGTCTCTAAGTTCGGTCGCGGTCATCGTCCAAGGGACCGACTTTTTAAAACCAATAGTCGCAGGGACCGACAACTGGGTATAGTCCTTAAAATTGGTCGTTTGGTCGGTGCCGTCAAACGACGTCGCGATATAAGGCTGAGGACGCCAAATAACGTTATTGGTACGCTCCATCATCGTCTGGTCGGTGTTATAAACCGCGACGTTGCGAGACAAAACCAGCGCGTCGTTGAAGCCTTCGAGGATGTCCTCAAACTGTACGCGCTCTTCTTTGCTGAAAGAGTTAGACATGTTTTAACCTGTTTTTTTACGTTGACGTTTATACCTAAGGACTGCAGAGATATCGCCGGTTTTTTCAGCGTGTGCCCGCAGCCGTTCGAGTTCAGAATCTATCGACCCAGATATGCGCCCGCTCCCGGTAACTATCCTCTCAGGTGGCGGCGCCTTTTTTGTTCGGTTGCTAACTTTCAAATCTTTCTCCAGTCGTGCTATCGCGAACGCAAAATCGATCGGGTCTTTAATCGATGCTAGTTCTTTTGCCTTTGCAGGATTCTTGCCAAGCGCATAGACCACCAGTGCGGCATTCTCTGCTCCCTTCACGAGCACGCTTTGCTGATTAACATCGAGGTACTGTAAAACAGTATCCTCTGCATCGTCATAATCTCGCACTCGCAATTCCGCCTTTGCCTTACCGTACGCGGCCAATCGCTCCTGATACTTGCGGAGTTCACGATCCTCAGCATCTTTTGCCTGAGCATCTAATAAATCCGCATGCCTTTTTTGCTCATACCACGTACTAAGTTCGGCCTCGTACCGCTCAGAGTCATAGTCGCAATTGTCTAGAGTGGGCTTAGGTCCTACTTTGACCGGATTTGGCTCAGTCTTAGTAGCATTTAATTGCGCCTCAAGCTCTCGATTTTTACGTAACAACTCCCGATTTGTCTTGCGTACTTCCCTTACCCATTTTGGGGCCGGTCTATCGTCCTCATCGGGTGGCGACACATCGCCAATGGAAACTACAATTTCATCTCCACTCTGGTCGCTGCCCTCCTGCTCGGACTCAATATCTTCGACGGTATTGGGCTCGTCGTTAATATCTTCTGCCGGCTCTTGGTCGATCGACTCGTTTTCGATGTCTTGCGGTTCCTGATTGACTTTGTTTTCTAGCATCACGTTTTTCCTTAATCTCGGCCATTGACGGCGGCCGGTTACCGATAAAACATAATATTACATCGGTGGGGTGATATTAGGTTGTTGTATCTG